TCATGCCGTCTTTCATCGCCATCAGCGGCGCCACGTCGCTCTCCTCCTTGACACTGCATTTGATGGCGCAGTCGATGATCATGTACTCCTCCCACGGCGGCACAAACTCCGGCTCCGCAGTGTCGCCGGCCGCGAACAGTGGCAACGGGACGCCATAGAACGTGACCACATGCACCGCGTCGGGCTCGGGGTGAAATAAGATCTGCTCCTTGCCGATCAGGCAATACTTCAGATCGACGCCGCGGTCCCAAGCGTGCGCGGTGGTGTCAAGAACCTCATCGCCTAGCTGGAACCTGCGCATCGGTACCTGAATACCGTCGAACACGGTATGAACGCGCGTGATGCGCAGGTATGGGCGCGCGTCCTCGTCCGCTGGAACGCTGTAGTTCGGCGTCCCCGCCACGGTGCTAAGCGTGTTTGTGGTGGAGTAGTGCGTCTCCCCGTTCAGCGAAACCAAGAACTGATAGAGCTCGATGTGGGAGTCCTCGAGCATGAGGTCGAGCTCGGCATCCGTGATGAACGTCGAGTTCTCGATATCGGCGCGGCGCCGTACAGCGTCGCGCAATTGGCTACGCTGATACGTTGCCATGGTCTAGCCCTCGTCCAGGTCCCTAAGCGCACGCAGCGCCTCAACGCCCGCCTTGGAGTCGCCCGACTTGATCGCGGCCGCGAGGTCAGCGAACGCCTCGTCAAGAATGGCATCGCCACCCTCGCCGTCGTCGGGCTCCTCGCCCCCGGTCTTCCCGAGGGCGAGGCTTCCCAGACTGATCGGCTCCATTTACTTGGTGACCGATGTGTTGCGGAGCAGTGCGATGAAGTGGACGTACCCGGCAGCCAGGTTGGCCGCCGTGCCGTCCGCGCTCTGCGTTTCGATGGTCAGCGTAGGACCGCTGGCCACCGAGTGGCCCGTGAGCTTGGCATCGTCGTTGCCGCCCGCGGCCTGTTGCAACGACACCACGCACGAGATGAGCGCGGGGTACTTCTCGGCGAGGGTCACGGTGTACACGCCCGTGCTGGGCGCCGCCACCGTGAACCCTGCGCCCGTCGTCACCGACGGGGCCGAGGTGTTGTTGCAGTCGAACGTGCCGGAAATGACGGCCACGCCCGGCGATTTCCACTGTGCGTCGTGATAGTGCGTCAGTGATGCCATGGCGTGTTACTCCACCACGACTTCGAGCTCGCCGTTCGGCACGAGGCAACCGGTCCCGCCCTTGGTCGCGCTGAAAAACAGCACGTCACCCTTGGCGACACTCACGCCCGCGGCCGTGGCCAGGGTGAAAGTGACCGGCTTCCCCGCGCCGTTCGTGACCCATGCGTCCGTCGTCGCAGCGATCGAGCCGATCGCAACGGTGGCGGACCAGGTCGAGCTGGCCTTGCGCGCGACGATCAACGTAAAGTTGTCCGTTGCGCTCACGGTCGCGCTCGATCGGGCCACGTATTTGACGCTCGTTACGGTGCCTCCGCCTTGGACGGTACCGATCGCGACCGCCGCGATCGGGTCCGTCGCGGAGGTGTTGCTGTCCGCGTTGCTGAAGTGCAGCACCTGCATGGCGCATCGCCGCGCCCTGTCCGCTACTGCACCGGTGGAATCCTCGGCTTCGCCGAAGAGTGCCCGGATTTTCCGGACGAATTGCGCTGAGGTGATGGCAGCCATGTCCGTTACTCCAGGGTGATGAGGCCGTTGCTCGACGGGTCGGCGCAGGCGGTGTTGGCGTAGTAGGATGCGCGAACCTCGAACGAGTCCGCGGTGGCGTCACGCAGCATGCGCACGCCGTCATCATCGTGCAGGTCCGGGATCGGGCCGTGCGAGATGATCTTCCAGGTGCCCTTGTCGATCAGGTACGCGAACTTGTCGGGGCAGTTGTGGTCGGGGTAGACCGTGACGGGACGCCTCGCCCCAACGATCTTAACGCCGGTGAAGCCCACGTTGGCCGTGACGTTCGTGGTCGTATACTCGACCTTGTTGCCGAGCTCGATCACGAGATCTCGGTACTTTTGGTGCGAGATGAAGGCGCAGTCGGGGGACTTGCCTTCGCGGCCCAGGCGCGAGCAGCCCTTTCGGAGAGCCTCCGCGATCGGGTCGCCAGCGGCGCTAACGCGGATGCCCGCGAGGCGCGTCACGTCGGAAGATCGGTCCACGCCGAAAAACGCCGTGCTGCCCGGTGCGGTCGCGGCGTCGTTGCGAAGGCCGAGCCAGCCACCGAGGCCGACCAGCTTCACGCCAAAATCGCCATCCACGAACAGATAGTCGCTGGTCGTGAGGCCGGAGATTCCGGTGGTCCACGCTACGGAGCCCGTCAGGGTGCCCGCGTCACGGTCAACGGCGGTGATCTCGACCGAGCCCACGCGAAGCGTGTCCGTGCTCACCGAGCCGTCGTTGGCCGATGCCACGAGAACCTGGCCGACCTCGAATCCAGACACATCCTCGGCGTCGTTGAGCGTAAGCGTTGTGCCGCTTGGCGCGGTACCCGTGCTGACACGCCCGATCGAGCCGCCGCCGTTGCGGTAGAGTGCGTTCGAAATGCTCCGAACGAGGCTCTTTAGCATGCCATCGATCTCGCGGGTGCGCGCTTCGAAAAACGCGCCACGGTTGCCCGACGACTGCTTCATGACCTTACGCGCGATCGAAATCGCTGCGTAATCGTCCGCCGTGGTGATCTGGAACTTCTTGTAGAGGTTCGTTTTCTTGTTTGCAAGCGCCTTGGCGATGTCCGCGGAGCGGGACATAGGCAGGCCGTACTGTACCGGCTGCACGTACACGTCGCCGGTGAGCGACGTCATCTTGGGCAGCATCGAGAACAGCGGGTTTTCGTCGTAGACGGTATCCCGTACGTGTTCGTCGGTGTAGTACTCCTTGAGCGCCGCGTCGAATGAGGTGCTATCGACTGTTGCCACTGTGAGTCCTTCGGAATGGCCCGAAGGGTTTCACCACAACGAGCCGGTTAGTCGTTGACGGTTAGAAGTGCTACTGCGCGCGAGAACCGATCCTCTTGCGAGAGCGGTTTCTCTGGCGCGGCCTTCGATGCCGCGGTCCGATTCGTCAGACTTGGTTTCCTCTGACGCTCGGGCTCTGCCGACTTACCGGCCCCATTTTCCCGGCTGGGGTTGCGCGCCACCGTTTTCGTGGCCGCTGTCTCTGGCCTTTCGTCGGGGGATGTGCCGACACGCGCCAGGCGCTCGTGGAGCCGTTGGTATTCTCCAGCCAGCTCGGCCTCGATCGTATCATAGATCTCCTCGGGCTGCAAACGGCCGCCCGCGGCCACCCAGCGCTGATAGACGATCCGGGCGCTGCGATCGGCGCCGAACGCCTTGCACGCGGGGAATTCGTCCTCGCCCGTGGCCTCAAGCGCGCTCTGTAGCGTGGCGCAGTCCGCGTCGGCCTGGCTCTGCTCTGCCCGGGACTGCTCGTTGGCTTGGCGCTCCTCGAGCCGCTGGGTGAGTGCGTCCACGTGCGTCTTGAGCTCGCGGATCTGGCGCTGCTCTGGGGACATTTCGTCCTCGCGCGCCGCTTGCTCGATTATGTCCCGCATCGTGCGCCCTTTGGTGCGGGCATACTCCAGCGGATCCCGGGTGATCAGGTCCTCGGCCTCGCGTACGGCCCGTTCCCGCCGGGCGAGCTCGGCCAAGCGCGCGTCGACCTGCGCAAGCCGATCGTCCACCTTGCGGCGCTCTTTCCGTAGCGCGGCCATCTTGCTGGCGTACCTGGGCTCCTGCGCTGGCTTTTCGGGCTCGGCGTCGGCTCCACCCTCGCCATCCTCGGGCTCGGGCTCGGGCTCGGGCTCGGCGTCGCCTGCCTTCGCCGCGTCGGGCTCCGGCGCATCACGCTCAAAGTACCCCGTCGTGTCCGGCGCCTCCGGCTTTGCCGCTTCAGTCGCCTCGGTCTTCTCTGTTTCGCTCATGGTCCTCCGTTGGTCGGCACAGGAGCCGACACATCTGCTCGACGCCCGCCACGTGGGACAGGATCAGCACTTCCGCCCAGCTCACCTCCGGGCCGTGCTGTACCCGATGCCGCAGCTCCCGCAATTCGCGGCGCTCGCGCTGGTCGCGTCGCATGCGCCGATACCAGGCGTGGACGCTCTCGGCCATCACGCGCCCGGCAACACCATATCGCCAGGCGGCAGAGGCACCTGCTCCGGCGCCGCAGCCATGGCCGGATCCATCGCGCCCATATCTGCCGCCGCCGGGTCAACCACCGGTGCGGGTGGCTGCGCCATGGCCTGCTGCTCGGCGCACGCGTCGATGAACTGATTAAGCAGGTCAAGGCGATCGTCCGGGATGCCGCGCAGCTCTGCGCGCTGGTAGGCCAGCACCGACCGCCGCAGCGCGAGCTCTAGATCCATGCGCGGTGTCGGACCGAGATACACGCCCTCGTCCACGATGCGCTGGATCCGCTCGTCGATCAGCTCCACCGGGGCGAGCTCCAACGACATTTCCGAGTCGATGTCCGGGAAGTCGAGCAGCTTGAGCGACTGGGCCCGGTCAATGTACCCTCTCGCCTCGAGGGACTCGACCATCGCGAGCTTGCCGGCTGGCGTCTCGGGCAGGATCGATGTCGGGAAAATCTGGATCTGCGCGTCGTCCTCGTTCTCGAGGAGAACGTCACTGTACCCGATCTGCTCAAGCCACGCCTTGCCCGGGTAAGTCTCCGTGAAATCCCCGTCGTCCTCGTAGATATCCCCCGCGGCGTCGAGCACTAGCTCGCTCAGATCCATGAAGTAGCGCTCATACTGGCGCTCAACGTGCAAGAACCGCTGGCTTTCGCTCTGCTTCTGCACCAGCTTCGCGCGGCCGCTCTCTGCGTGCGTGGGCGTCATGGCGGTAGCCGCACTCATGCTCACGCCGGTTAGGTTGTACGCCTGCTGTATCAGCCACTGAAGGTGCCCCAGGATCTGGGGACTGATCACGTCGTTTGCGATCCATTGCGGCGGCATGCCGACGTATTCGACGATGATGCCGCGGAGGTCGTTGCTCAGGTGCGCGGCGGTTACCTTGCTCCCCTTCTCGACAAGCACCTTGAGGTTCCCGCCCGTGTACATGTTGAGCTGTATGTTGCGCACGAGCTGGTTAATCTCGTACTGGATGCCGGTCAGCTCGTGAGCCAGGCCCGTGCCGTGCCAGCCGAGCGGATCCTCCGCCCAACGGAACGTGGCGAACGGAAACCGGCTATGCTTATAGTCGTTCTTCGCTAGCGCGCCGCCCTCACCGTCGACCACAACGCAATGGCAACCGTCGTCGGCATCGGGGCCGCTG